CTCAAAAAAGTTTTGAACTTTTTGAAACTGCTCTGCAGTCATACTTTCCAGAAATTCTAAGAGTTCTTTCTTAGATTGCTCTTTTGCTTCCCAAACTTCATCTCCAGAAAAAATCTGATAGATTGAACCAGATGCAATTTCAAATACATTATCAATTTCATTTTGATCCGCAAAATTATTCTTGATAAAACTATCAAGACTGGGATACTTCATGATAACACCAACATTTTTATCTTCATCTAAGATAATTTTATTTGTATGACCTTTTGGATATTGAACTTCAATATCATCAATAGGAATTTCAATGTCAACTGTTGTTTCTTCATCATCTGGACAAGTCACCTGAAGTTTTACAGATTCCCCTACAGATTTTGCACGAATTTTTAAAAATAAGTATTCAATATCAAATGTAGGAAGGTCTTCAACTTTTGCCTTTAGATTTGTACAATTCTTAATGATAGTCTTAACTGCATTAATCATTGACTTTTCATCACCAGTTTCCATGGCAATTAGAAGAATTTTTTCTTCCTTAACTAAAAATGGCCTATAGACAACTTTACTTTTATTTGAAGGTAGCGTCAGTTCATATTCAGGCGCAACTAATCTAGGTAATGGCATGATATCTCCGTGATATAAAAATCATATAAAATTATTTATGCATGGTTATGCAAGATCATTTCCATATTGTTGGTTATCTGCAAAATCACCCCATGCACCATTAAGGTTATTGAAACCTCCTTGATTTCCCAATAACGCTGTTCCTGTAAGACCTGCAAACTGAGCATTTGCTGCTGCTATAGCTTCATTAGTAGCAGTGCTAAATGTTGGTGGTGCTGGAGGAGTAACACCATCGAGATCAAATGCTCCTGCACCAGGTATATTTCCTTGCTTATAAAATCTATACCTTTCATAATAAAATGAAACTTCCATATTAATTATATTAGACTGTGCATTACTCAAACTAAAACTACTAATATTAAATGGAAATACATTATATAATCTCCATACTGCAGTTTCATCCATCTTTCAAAGAAAGTCCTAGTTAGCATATTTCTAGGTAACGTGAATTGCATACTAATTTCACTAAAAGTAGTTGATGTTGGATAACGATACATTGATCCAACTGCTTTTTGTTCCCCTGTTGTTATCTGTCTACTGGGAATACTAACTTCATTTGCATAATAACTTAAATTTCTAGCTAAAGAACCAGTATCATCTAAAGTAAAATCAGACGAAATTGGAGCACCGCCAGGAGATAAAACTTTTGGAAGTGTGTTAAATTGAACATGATAAAGACTACTATATGCAGGAGGATTCTTCTGCATATGAGACATAAATTCTTGGATACTATTTTCTCCGAAAGTAGGCATTTATAAATTCCAGATAGTTTCTTTCTTTGTTGGTCTGATTGTTTTATTCACTGTCTTATAAAATTTTTCAATAGGTAAGATAGACACTCCATCAATTTCATTAACTGGAACTTGTCTTATCGAACCTCTAACATGTGCGTACAAATATTTATGCAGACATTTAGGAGGAACTTGTGAAATAGTACCTTTTAAAATTCCCGATCTAATTTGAGGATTAACATAATGGCAATTTATGCCAAAAAATCCATCTCCTTGCCTTTCCAATACTCTAACTAATGGATATTTGTCCCAATATGGTAAAACAAATTGTCCTTTTGGACTATAGGTAAAAAATAAAACATCACCTTCTTCTATATCATTTGGTGGTTTTAGATACTTTCTAACTTGTGCTCTATACCAGTCTTCAGACTTTGTAAATCCAAATCCTCTGTTGCTTTCTTTAAGAATATCAGAAAGAATTGTCATAGTTTAAGCTCTTTTTCTGTAAGGACTATAAATTGCCAATTTTTATCATCACAGAATTTTCTAGCAGCTTCCCATTTTGCTTGATTTTTAACATAATCATTTGCTTCTCTAATAAACTGCTTTGTTATTCTTTTCTTCTTCACTGGTGGTCTAGTATATCGATCAGGTTTTATTTCAACAACATAGTGTGTAATTTGTCCAGAAGTTTGTCTAACTTTCATATAAAAATCAGGGAAATATCTATGCACTCTACCATCTAAAGGTGACCTGTACGGAACGAAAAATTCTTCACTTGCCCATTCAACAATACTAGAATTCATATCACAGTATTTCATAAATTTGAGTTCCCAAGAAGAACGGTAAATAATATCACTGACATCTCCCTTGTATTTTGTTGGATTTTTGGGATAAAATTTACCCTTATAGATCATAAATAGTTTCTGGGATATATTTAAATATTTAGATGGCAGGTTCTTTAAGATACCCAAACAAAGTCTTCTCTGGTGGAGGTGATTCTACTGGAGCAGATTTTCCAGCTGGAGCTGTGGATTATGTTTGCTTTAAAGTAATTTCAACTTATAACTCTCAAGATCCTTCACAATCTGGTCAAACACAACAACCTGTTGATACTTGCTATCTGTATATTCCTTCATCCTTACAAGTAAATTATTCTGCATCATATAATAGTGTTCCTCTTGGAGCAGCAGGAAGGGCAGCTGCTGAAGCTTTAAAATCTTCAAGTAGTTTAGATTTAGCATCTGCAATTCAAGGTTATGCCCAATCTGCTGGTCCAGAATTTGCCTTTAGTACTGTAGCTACAGGATTAGCAGGAATTAAAGATCTTACAGGGACTGCTGGTGCCAATCTAAATGCTAGTCAATTATCTGCTTTAGCACAAGGAAAAATATTTAATCCATACATGGAGCAAATATTTGAAGCTCCTGGTTTTAGAGATCACAATTTCTCATTCAAACTAATAGCTCGTGATAAAAAAGAAGCAACCGATATCTACAATATAATTAGATTTTTCAAAATTAATATGCTTCCTAATTTATCAGGATATACCGCCGCTGAGCAAAAATCAGCTCAACAAACACAAGCGGAAGCACAAGATCAGGCAAAAAATAAAGATTCTTCAGGTGCAGCAAAACCTGCAGCAGCTGGAACAAATAATACTTTCGCTGACACACTGATGAATACTCCAGGAGTATCAGAAAATCGATGGTTAACTGTACCTAACAAATTTGACATCTCCTTTCAAAGATTTGTAGGAGCAGTTGAAGGAGCAATTAGTTCAAATAATAATCAATTAAGTCTATATAAATTCAAACGTTGTGTTCTAAAAAGTTGTCAGGTAAACTATACTCCTGATGGTCAATATACTGCATTTGCTCCTGGAAAAGGTATCAATGATATGGTAGTTCCAGCAGTCCAAATAGATTTATCATTCTCAGAGACAGAAATTATTACTTCAGCCGACGCAGCAAAGGGTTTCTAATATGGCAGGATATTTTTCTTACATTCCAAATATTTACGTTACAAGACTAGAAGATGATAATACTACAAAATCATCAATTCTTGTAAAAAATTTATTTCGTAAATCAAAAACAAGAACAGATTTATCTAAGTATTATACATTATTCAATCCATACTATGTACCTGATGGAGAACTACCATGGCAAACCGCTACCAGATTATATGGAGATCCAACTTTAGAATGGATTATATAATTACTTAATAATGTTCAAAATGTATATAATGATTGGCCAAAATCAAATGATGAATTAGTAAATTATATTAATCAAAAATACTCATATTTAAATGTCACTGCACCTGGAGATGAAATTCATCATTATGAAACTCAACAAGTTTATGAGGATGATATTTTAGTATTAGAAGGTGGTTTAGAAGTAAATGAAGATTATCAATTCAGAACTCCTAAAGGTATTCTATTAGTGGGATCATCTGTAGTATCAGCAGTAACAAATTATGAATATGAAGTTCAACAAAATGAAAAGAAACGTTTAATCTATATCCTAAATTCTTCTAATATTGATGCATTTATTGATGAATTCCAAAAAGTTATTTCGTATGAAGATAGTGATGAATTAGATATTGAAGGCAATAAGTTTACACCAGTATCTTCTGTAGAAGACTATCTAAACTGAGGGGCATCTGCCCCTTTTTTAATGTTACATAAATTGTAACAAAACTTAACATTCTTT